GCTGACCCAGAATTTATGTTGCACTACATTTAATACATAGGAGGAAACTATGCCAATAGACAACGAAGAAAAAAAAGATGTTCCTATGGTAGACATTGATACATCAGGACCTGATGTAGATGTGGATGTACCAGAAGAACAACAAACAAAAGAAGAAGAGAAAGAAGTAAAAGTTGAACAGGTAGAAGAATCTGTTGAACCGGCGAAAGAAACACCTGTAGAAGGTGCAGAGAAAGATGAAGAATTAGAATCATATAGTAAGAAAGTCAAAAGAAGAATTGATAAGCTTACTGGAAAAATAAGAGAGGCTGAAAGACAAAAAGAAGAAGCTTTAGAATATGCACGATCAGTTAAAGCATCTTCTGATAGTCTTAAGAAAAAATACTCTCAATTAGAAACAAGTGGTTTAAAAGATAGAGAAGAAAAAATTAAATCTAATCTTAAAGCTACTTATGCAACATTAGCAGCTGCCAGAGAAGCTGGAGATTTAGAAGCTGAAGTTACTGCTCAAAAAGAAATTGCTAGACTTGGTTACGAGGAAGCAAGATTAGAAGAGCAGAAGAACACAACATCTAGAGCCGAGCTTTTAGAAAGACCTGTAAATATTACACCGTCTAGAAGAACTCAAGCTAGAGAACCTGATCCAAAAGCACAGGAATGGGCTCAAAGAAACACTTGGTTTGGTAAAGACAGTGCAATGACTTACACTGCTTTTGATATACACAAAAAACTAGTGGATGAAGAAGATTTCAACCCTGAAAGTGATGAATATTACGCAGAGGTTGATAAAAGAATAAGACTTGAATTCCCTCACAAATTTGATACAAACGAGGAAAGGGAAACGACCAAACCTGTACGAACTGTAGCTTCGGCTAGACGTTCTGTCAAACCAGGTCGCAAAACTGTGTCTCTCACACCTTCACAGGTAGCAATCGCTAAAAAATTAGGTGTGCCACTGGAAGAATATGCGAAACAGTTAAAAATCACGAAGGAGGTATAGCATATGACAAAAGAAACTAAAAAAACCACTCGTGCAAGCCAGTCTAGGGCTAAAGAGGTTAGACCTACGACATGGGCTCCCCCATCATCTTTAGATGCACCACCTGCGCCAAAAGGTTTTAAACATAGATGGCTACGGACAGAAGTTTTAGGATTTGATGATACTAAAAACATGTCTGGTAAATTAAGATCAGGTTATGAATTAGTGAGAGCTGATGAATATCCAGATATGATTTACCCTACTATGAAGGAAGGAAAATACGCAGGAGTGATTGGAGTTGGTGGCCTTGTGTTGGCAAGGATACCGGAAGAGATCGCACAATCTCGAACTGAGTACTTTAAAAAGCAAACTCAGGAGAGAAACGAAGCAATAGACAACGATCTTATGAGGGAACAACATCCTAGTATGCCGATCAATGCTGATCGACAAACGCGTGTAACTTTTGGTGGTACAAAGAAACGTTAATTTTTTAACAATTCCTACCCGCTAAATTAAAATAAAACCCGTGCTGGAGGTCCTTCGGGACAGGCACATTAAGGAGAAACAACTATGGCTAATAGCTCAACAACAGGCTTTGGTTTAAAGATGATCGAAAGATTAGGTAATACACCTTCAATCGGCGGTCAATCTGAATACCTAGTCGAGTCAGGTTTAGGTGTGGGTATCTTTAAAAATAATCCAGTTTCCCTGCAAGGTGCAGGTGGAGCTGAAGGTTTTTTACAAGACGCTTCTTTTGCAACTACAGATGATGCAGCTAATGGTGGTGCAGCTTACGATAACGGAGCTGACACATTGTTAGTAGGTGTATTCAACGGAATTTTTTACGTTGATAACTCTACAAGCAAACCAAGATTTGCAAACTCAGTAGAAGCAGGAACAATCTTTGGAACTGACTTCAATACAGGTAACAGCAACGGTCAAGCATTCGTGAATGACGATCCAATTCAAGAATACATGATTAAAACAGATGCTGCTTGCCCAACAAGTAACAACGGAAAAAGCTTTAACGTAACATCGTTTACAGCTACTGACAACAAAGACGGTCAATCGACTGTACTTTTAAATGTTGCCGGTGGTGCAGCTACTACAAAAATGTGGAAAGTTGTCAGAGTCGCTGGTGCGCCTGAGAACAAAGACATTACAGCAGCTGGTGCAAACATGGTCGTTGTAGTTAACTCTGCAAGTAACTTGTACATAAACTAAGCTAGGAATAGGAGATAAAATACTATGGCAATATCACGATCACAACTAGTTAAAGAACTAGAGCCAGGTCTGAATGCACTATTCGGCTTGGAATACAAAAACTACGAGAACGAACACGCTGAGATTTACGATATCGAAACTTCAGACAGAGCTTTCGAAGAGGAAGTAATGTTATCTGGATTCGGTAACGCACAAGTTAAAGCTGAAGGTCAAGGTGTATCATTTGATGATGCTCAAGAGACTTTCACTTCTCGTTATACGCACGAAACAATCGCTTTAGCGTTTTCAATTACTGAAGAAGCAATTGAAGACAACTTGTATGACAGACTTGCGTCTAGATATACAAAAGCATTAGCTAGATCTATGGCTAATACTAAACAAGTTAAAGCGGCTAACGTCCTAAACAATGGTTTCGATGGAAACTTTGCAGGTGGTGACGGAGTATCACTTTTCGGTAATAATGCAGGTGGAGCAATTGTGAACCACCCTACATTAGCTGGAACATTCTCTAACCAATTGCAAACTCCTGCTGACCTTAACGAAACATCATTAGAGCAATCTCTAATTGATATTTCTGCTTTCACTGATGAAAGAGGTCTAAAAATCGCTGCTAGAGGAATGAAATTAATCATTCACCCTAACCAGCAGTTTACAGCAGAGAGACTAATGGAATCAAAAGGTAGAACGGGAACAGCAGATAACGATATCAATGCACTCGTATCTAGAGGAATGGTACCTCAAGGTTATGTAATTAACCATTACGTAACTGATACAGATGCGTTCTATATCAAAACTGATGTACCTAATGGTATGAAGATGTTCAACAGATCACCAATCAAAACTTCAATGGAAGGTGACTTTGACACTGGAAACGTTAGATACAAAGCTAGAGAAAGATACTCTTTTGGATTCTCTGATCCAAGAGGTATGTATGCTTCTGCTGGAGCGTAATAACTAAAATTTTGTGGCGGGACATTGTTCCGCCACATTTAAAATAAAGAAAGAAAATATGAAAAAGTTCCTTATTACAATTAACGCCTACAATTATTATGCAAAATTCGAAGTATCATCCCTAGATGATCCTGTTTCCCTCGAACAAGCTATAGTTGACAAATTAGGAGTAAATGATATAAAATGGGAACATGTTGGAGATAATACGTTTGATTCCAACAAATATAGAATAACCTATGAGGAGGTTATAAATGATACAAGACCTTTACAAACAAAAAAGGTCCTTGGAGTTGAAGTGGGAACAGGAGTTTCTGTCTGAGAACAGATACACCCTTGAAATGGTCAGAATTGATGACAAAGTTAGAGAAATCATCACGAAGATCAAGCTAGAAGAAGCAGTGATTGCCCATAAACAAAACACTGTTGAAGGTTCGGCTCCAGAAGTTTCAGTAGCTACTTAATAAAAAGCTACATCGTTGGAAAAATCCAATCCACACTACGGGATCTCTTGCACTCTACTTAAAACTGTTGTATAAAAATCACACTATACATTTACAAAAACACAGACGCGTATAGTCGACGGCCTAGAGACTGTGTTTAAAAACTAGGAGGATAAAATTATGGCAAGAACTACATTTACAGGACCAGTAATAGCTGGAAAAGAACAAACAACTACATCACAAGGAACTGATGGAGAGTTTAAATTACTTAACTCTACTAACGGAAAATTAGTTTCTTTAAAAGCATCAACAGCAGTAGCTGCTGACGTAAGCTTTACATTACCTGCTTTAGACGGTACTGCAGGTCAAGCGATCGTTACTAACGGAGCAGGAGTTTTAAGTTTCGGAGATATCGATCCTGAAGATCCAGTGGTAACATTACCATCTGCAGCAACGATTGAAGTAGACTATTCAACAGGAAGTCAGTTTGCAGTTACACTAGCAGACAACGCAACTTTCAATATTACTAACTTTCCAACAGGTGGAAATTTAGTTATCACAATAACTCAAGATGGAACAGGTGGACGTACAGGTGCGTTTACTGGTTGTATTTTCCCAGGTGGATTTCCAGGTCTTTCATTACCAGCAGGTGACATCGATGTCGTAACTGTTTATAATGATGGAACTAATTTATTAGCAAACATTGGTAAAGATTATCAATAATCTTAAACAATAACTAACTAATAAATTAAGGAGAGTAAAATTATGATAGAGAAAAAAATACAATTCGGAATAAGAAACGTAGGACAAAACCTTTGGTTACCGAATACAAAAGAAGTGTTTGGAGCAGAAAGTGATCCTTTAGAAGCTTGGTTCAGAGCAGACGTTGTCTCTTCCTTAATAACAGCTGGAAGCAGTGTTACTACTTGGAATAATTTAGTTGATAATACTAAATTTTCTATGCAATCAGATGGTGGAGCTGATACTCCAACTACTGGTGGTAGTATAAATGGTGTGCCTGCCTTACAATTTACAAACCCTCAAAGACTAGCAGCAGCTCAAGATAATATTGCAAAACCAAGTAATGGTAATCTTACTATTGTTACTTGTGTTGACATAGGAGCTGTAGACCAAGCAGCTGATGCCATATTTGGTGTAGAAGACAATAGTGGAAACAACTTTAAAGTAGAGGCTGACAACGCTACTCAGTTCGATGGAAAATATGCTCAATCTGGTCTTGGAGGTCCTTTTACTTTTTCAGGTGGACCTTACTCAGGGCCTCATATAGTTGTTGTCGACATGGATTTTGCAGGTTCAACTGTAAGAGCTAGAGTAGATGGAACTGAAGTTGGTACAAGTTCAGGTTATAATAACCAATTAGGAAGAAGAATAGCTGTAAAACTTATGTCTCAACCTATTGGTAATAGACAGTTAGCTGGTCAAATGGCTGAGTTTATTATGTCATGTTTTGAAATAAATGGTTATACAGATTCTGAAGCATATATTGAAAAATGCGAAGGTTACCTAGCATATAAATATGGGTTACAGGCTCAACTTCCTGGATTGCATCCATACAAAACACAACCGCCGAGAGAATAGGAGAAAAAATATGAGTTTTAAATCAGATGTATTTGCCCAACGAGTAACAGCAGTAGGTGTTGTATTTACTGGAAGAACAAGACTTAGAGGACTAAGTGTTGCTTCTGATGGTGGTGGAGCAGGAAGAATTGCTTTCTCAGATGCTACTAGTGGAACAGTTCTTTTTGATATAGATATACCTAATACTGATGTATTTGCATTTAACATACCGGAAGACGGAGTTTTATTTCCTGGTGGAATTGAAGTAACAACATTCACTAACATAGAAGCAGCAACTCTGTTATTCGATAAGTAGGAGGTCTAAGTGGCTAACACTACTTCAGGAACAACAACTTTCGAAAAGGGTTTTTCTATAGACGAAATAGTTCATGAATCCTATGAGAGAATAGCTATGACTGGTGTAACCGGTCAACAGTTAAGCTCTGCAAGAAGATCATTGAATATCATGTTTCAAGAGTGGGCCAACAGAGGTCTTCATTATTGGGAAATCGCAAATAATGATTTAATCTTAGTAGATGGTCAAGCTGTCTATACAATGTTTAGATCACCATCTGATGGTACTTCTGATGCAACTGCAATTTATGGGGTTGATGATATTTTAGAAGCTTCATACAGAAATGCAGAAAACATTGATTTTCCATTAACAAAAATAAACAGATCTGTTTATCAATCGTTTGCAAGTAAATCAGCAAAAGGAACACCAACTCAATATTTTGTACAAAGGTTTATTGATAGAGTTACAATAACTTTATTCTTAACTCCTGGTCCAAACGAAGCTGGAAATAAAATTAATTATTACTTTGCGAAAAGAATAGATGACGTGGGTAAATATACAAACGATGCAGATGTACCATATAGATTTGTACCATGTATGACTGCAGGACTTGCATATTATTTAGCTCTGAAATTTAAACCAGAAAAAATTCAACCTTTAAAAGTATTGTATGAAGAAGAATTACAAAGAGCATTACAAAATGATGGATCTTCTTCTAGTTTATTTGTAACACCTAGAACCTATTATCCGGAGATATAATAGATGACTAATTTATCAAAAGGTAGATACGCATTAGCAATCTCCGATAGATCGGGTATGCAGTTTCCATACAATGAAATGGTGAGAGAATGGAACGGAGCTTTTGTACATATTTCAGAATATGAACCTAAGCAACCACAACTAGATCCGATTCCAACTCCTGGTGACCCACAAGGTTTACAAAACGCTAGACCAGATAGAACTGAGCCACCAACCTTTGATATACTTCCTAAAAATCCATTTTCTACAACTGCAGGATCAGCTGTAATAACATGTAGTTTTCCAAATAGTGGTTACAAAGATGGAGATTTTGTAGTTTTTAATGAATTAAAAACAGGTGTATCAGATGTACCAGTCGAAGCGATACAGTTACAATCTACTTTAAATGGTGCAATTACTGATATTGCTACAACAATAACTTTAAATGATGCAAGCAATTTTCCAAATACTGGGTTTATATTTATTGAAAAAATAAATCCTGTAACATTACTATTTCAAAACGAAACAATTAAATACACAGGTAAAGTTGGAAATGATTTAACTGGTTGCGTAAGAGGAACGGCAGCTCCATTTAGAGGTGTAACGCCAGCAAATACAACAGCTGGAACACACAATAATGGTGCAAAAGTATTTGGATCTTTTGAAATTACTATGAATCCTACTACAGTTTTTAACCCTGGAGAACCATCTACAATCACAGTTTTTAACAGTTTTAACTTTACTAATTTAACAACAGCTAGTACAACTAAAGAAGGAGGCGGTTTACAGTGTTCATCTGGACCCGTAGTATTTAAGGCATAATTATGAATTTTGGAGAATTAAAATCAGATATCAGAAGTTATACAGAAGTAGATGATACGGTATTAAGTAATGCTGTTCTTACAACTATTGTTAAAAACGCTGAAGCTAGAATATTTAGAGAAACAGACACAGACGATGCTCGTTTCTACGATACAATTACTTTGACTCCAGGTAATAGAGAAGTTGCTGCGCCAGCAAATACAAGATTTATAAGATATATTTATATTAACGATACAAACGAAACACCACCTGTTAGAAAAAATTTAGAACTTAGAGATACTTCTTTTATGGAAGAATATTACAATACACCAGGTACAGCGGCAGCTGCACCAAATAATATTCCAAGATACTATTCTAACAGAAATGCTACTACAATTTTTGTAGCCCCGACACCCGATGCTGCTTACGTGTGCCACGTTGCATATGTCAAGCAACCAGACACAATTACATCAGCAGATGCAACTACAACTTATGTGTCAAACAATTACCCAGATTTATTATTATATGCATGTTTAGCTGAAACTTATGGTTATTTAAAAGGACCAACAGATTTATTACAATTATACGAACAATCTTATGGTAGAAGTATGGCTACATATGGTATAGAACAACAAGGTAGAAGAAGAAGAGACGAGTATATGGACGGTACAATTAGAACCGCTATTAACTCTCCGTCTCCGGGAGAATAGGATAAATTATGGCATCAAGTTTTTCAAATGATATAAAATTAGAACTCATGGTATCCGGTGAAAAAGCTGGTTTATGGGGTAATATTACAAACACAAATCTACAAATCTTGGAGCAAGCAGCGAGTGGCTATTTAAGTTTAGCTGTAGGTGCAGCTGACGTTAATTTAGTATTAACTGATGGTGCTACTTCAAATGGTAAAAATTTATACTTTAAATTAACTGGAACGTTAACAGGTAACAGAGTTGTAACTATGCCTGATTCATCAGAAAGAGTATTTGTTGTAGAAGATGCAACAGATAGATCAATATCACACTATACATTAACTGTTAAAACTTTTTCAGGAACTGGTGTAAATTTACCAGTAGGAAGTAAAACATTATTATATTCTGATGGAACAAATGTAAATTCAGGTCTTTTAACTAAAGGTTATAAATCAACATCTACATCATATACTGCTGTTGCAGGTGATCAAATTATCTGTGATACATCTACCGGTGTATTAACAATTACTTTACCAACAGGGCCGTCTGTTGGATCAGAAGTAAGTTTTATTGACGGTGGACAAAGTTACACTCTTAATGCTTTAACAATAGATCCAAGTGGTGAAAATATTGAAGGTGTTTTTGGATCAATAAATGTTTCAACAAACAATCAAAATTTTACTTTGGTTTATGTAAACGCGACTGTAGGCTGGGCTTACAAGGATAAAATATAGGAGGTGAACAGTGCCTCTTAGCAAATGGCAAATCAAACCAGGTTTCGATAAACAAAACTCTGAAGTTGGAGCTGTCGCTCGTTATGTGGGTGGTGACAACGTTAGATTTAGATACACATTACCAGAAAAAGTAGGTGGTTGGAAAGCAGAAGGTGGAGAAAGTATTTCTTCTGTATCAAGAAAATTACATGCGTTTAGAGGCAATGATGGTAATAAATATTTAGCAATTGGAACTGATAAATTTTTATTAATTTATTACGAAGATAATTTTTACGATATTACACCATATAGAAGTAGTGGCTTTCCATTAACAATTGATGAATTTAAAAACAGTACGTTTTCAACTGTTTCAGGATCTAATGTTGTAACAATCACAACACAATCTATTAATGGTTTATCTGCAGGAGATATTGTAGAATTTGAAAACGTAAGTTTACCTTTACCAACTATATCTAGCACTTTATCTGAAAATATAGATGCTACTCAAGATTATTTACCAATTGCTGATACTTCTTCATTTTCAGCACCTGGGGCAGCAGTTATTACATCCACAAATGAACAAATTAGTTTTTCATCTATAAGTGAAAACCTTCTCCGTAGATCTGAAGAAATGAGTAATGCTGCAGTATGGCAACAATTGAGTGGAGCTACAGTAACTGCTGATACAACTGTTGCACCTAATGGTACAACTACAGCAGATACCTTAAACATTGCTGCAGCCACTGGAAGTGCGATATCACAAGGAGGTATTTCTGTTCCTAGCACGGGTAACTATACTTTTTCAGTGTATGTAAAAAGAGTTGGTGGAGTTAATCAAGACGGAAGATTATTAATATCTGATGGTTTATCATCTAGTTTAGTTTCGTTTACTGCTACTGATGTATGGCAAAGAGTTTCCATGACTAAAAATGTATCTGCTACTACTTTAACTGTTCAAATTAGAAATGATGCAGTTGGAGGAACTAAAACAATAGCTGTATGGGGAGCAATGCTAAATCAAGGTATATCACCCCAAGTTTATTTTCCTACGACAGTTAGTGCTTTAGAAGCTTTAACAACAGTTACTAGAGGTGCAAATGGTACAACTGCTCAACCAGCTACTTTAGGAGATACAATTACAGAATTAGATACAGGTTATGATAATTCTGATTTTGAAGATAAGTTGTATGAAGTTAAAACAATTGTGTCGGATACTCAATTTACAGTTACTCCTACATCAAACGCAACAAACACTTTAACTGGAGGAACAGCAACTGTTATTCCATTAGAAAATGTTGGTAATCAAATACAACAATTTCAATTTGGTTGGGGTACAGGAGTTTGGAATGGCTCCCAAGCATGGGGTCAAGTTGCATCTACAAATGGTGTTAACACTCCTCCTGGTTTATGGTCACTATCAAACTTTGGTCAGGTATTAGTTGCAACAGTTTTAAATGGTAAAACATTTACATGGAATCCCGCTTCTGGTAACCCACTCGGGCAGCGAGCGTCTGTATTAACATCAGGTTTTGAAACAGATTTAAACCCGACAAATACTAGAATTAGTATGGTCTCACCTACTACAAGACATTTAATTCACATGGGTACAGAAACTACAATTGGAACACCATCAACACAAGATGATATGTTTATAAGATTTTCATCACAAGAAGAAATAAATACATATGATATTACAGCAGGTAACTCTGCCGGTTCTCAAAGAATTCAAGATGGTACAAAAATAATGGGTGCTATAAAATCAAAAGAAGCAATATTAATTTGGACAGACAATGCTCTATATTTAATGAGACACATCGGACAACCTTTTGTATTTGGTTTTGAACAGGTTGGTACTAACTGTGGATTGGTTGGTCAAAATGCAGTTGTTGAAGTAGATGGTGTTGCTTTCTGGATGAGTGATAAAGGTTTCTTTAAATATGATGGATCAGTTAAAACAATGGATTGTTCTGTTGAAGATTATGTTTATGACGATATTGATTTAACTCAAGGCCAACAAATTTATGCAGGTGTAAATAATTTATATACAGAAATAAGATGGGATTACCCATCTGCATCATCTGATTATAATAATAGATATGTAATATATAACTTTGCTGAAGGTGTTTGGTATACAGGTAATACACCAAGAACTTCTTGGGCAGATGCAAATGTTTTTGAAAAACCTTTTGCAACAGAATTTGATAATACTACAAATGGAGATTTTCCAGAAGTTATAGGTGAACCAGCGGCGCCGAATGGATATGGTAAAACTATTTTATACAATCATGAAGTAGGAACTGATCAAGAAAATTTAGATGGTAGCATAACTAGAATTACATCTAATATTGAGTCATTTGATTTTGATATATCAAGTCCACAAATGGGTGATGGTGAGTTTTTTTTATCTATGAGAAGATTTATACCAGACTTTAAAACTTTAGTTGGAACAGCTAGAGTTACTTTGACATTGAAAAGATATCCATCAGATACTGGTACACCATCAACATATAGTTCTTTTGATGTTACATCAACAACAGATAAAAAAGATACAAGAGCTAGAGGTAGATTTTTAAGTATAAAAATTGAAAATCCTGGTCTTGCAGATGGTGAAAATTGGAGATATGGTACACTTAGAATTGATATACAACCGGATGGTAGAAGATAATGGCTATTACAATTAGAGTTCCTGATCCTGCAGAAAAATATGAAGTCGGAAATCAAAGACAGATTGTAAGAGCTATTAATAATGTAATTCAACAATTAAACGCTCAATACAAACCCGAAGGTGAAACATTTTCTGAAATAGAGCAACTGTCTTATTTTTTAGGTTATGCTCCTTCAACACCTTCTGGTCCTGATGCAGGCGCAAGTGGAGGAGGAAACGCTTTAAGTTGGCAGCAAGTTCCATTTCCATATTTCCCGACGATTATTGTACCTGGAGTTGCAAACATAGGTTATATATTTAATAATGCAGGTTTTCCTGATCCTACTACACTTTCTTTACCAGCAGCACCTGCTGCAGGAACTCAAATTGGAGCATTAATA